CGTTGAACGCGCCCATGAACATGCCGCCGATCTTGTCAGCGATGCCGCCGATCGACGTGACTGCCTCCCCGAGTGCTGTGACCATCATTCCCGGGAAGCCCATGATGTCTTGCTTTATAATATTAAATCCACTTGAGAACCCGCTGGTCAGGTCGCTTCCGAGCTTACCAAAGTTCATGCTCGTTAGATCACCAACGAGTTCTTTGACCCACCCAACGAGGCCCATGAACTGACTTACGAGAGCGCCGACCGAAGTCCTAAACGTTTGCGAGGTCGCATAGAGGACACCAAAGAATGCCACGATCGGGGCGAGTATTGCCAAGACGGGAACCAACGCAGGCCCGATCAAACCCATCGCCGCCGCCATTAATCCGCCACTCTCCGCACCTCCGGCGACTCCACCTGCGACGCCTTCCGCTGCGACACCTGCCTCGCCAAGTCCCGAGCCTATTCCCGGGATCATCCCGGCGATTGATGACAGCGGCCCGGGCAAGTTGTCAAAGATTCCGCCCAAGATCCCGGCGTGTGTTCCTACATCCTCAACTGCGTCTCCGGTATCCTCAACGGCGGGAGTGATGTCACTCGCTGCGCCTTTAACATCGCCGAGTGCTGCCTTCTCGTCGTTCGTCTTTTGAAGCACCTTGTCAAAGCAAGCAGGATCAGGACATGCGGACGATGCGATCGACGGGAGACCTGACTTCGGTGCGGTTTGTCCGGGGATTGTGATCCCGGTCAACTTCTGAACAAGCGGCCCGACCATGTTCGACAGATCGCCAAGCGTCTTTTTCATTGAGTCGAACGTGGTCAGAACTTTGCTTGTAAGCATCAACAACGGCCCGATCCCTGCGACTATCAAACCAACTATTAAAAGGATGTCTTGCAGCGGCGCGGGTATGTCCCCGAACTTCGATGCGAGGTCGCCGATGACGTTTAACAGAGGCATAAAGAGGTTCATCAGTTGCATTGCCATCGCGATAAGTGCCTCACCGATCGGGGCGAACGCGAGCGTCGCCTTCTGTTTCAATAGTTCAAACTTCTCGCTCAACGTTTGCGCCGCCTCCGCCGCTTTCGCGGTCGCGCCTGTGCTGTTCGCAATCGACGCCGTCAATTGATCGTTGCTTAGTTTGCCCGCCACGCCCGCGGCGGTGAACATCGTGGCGTTCTTGCCGAGTAGTTTCGACTCGGCTTCGGTGTATTTTCCGCCTTCCTTTGCGTCCGTGACCATGTGATTCCAAAAATCGCTTGAGCTTTCACCTGCCGCCTTCGCTGCCGGGCCTACTGCGGTCAATATCGGAACGATCTGTCTCGCCTTTAATCCTGACTGCGTCATTCCATCGAGGAGTGCGATCTGAGCCGGGACGGTCATACCCATGGCCGACATTGCCGCCGTGCCTTTGTCAAACGCCGGGGCGATGTCACTGATTGACACGCCGGTCTTTTGGAATCCAACGGTCATCATGTCGGTGAGTTGTGGAATAGTCATGAGCGGCGCGTGTATTGCCGTGAGGCCCATGTTCGCGCCTGACAACGCCTTCGTGAATGTGTCCGTGTCGGACGCGGCATCCGTCCCCGTCACCTTGGCATAGTTGACCATCGAGGTCGCGGCCTCAGTCATCGCCGGGCCTTGGAGGTGGAGAGAGTTGTTGAGTTTGTCAATGACACTCGTTAAGGTGTCAGCACTGACCGGGACGGACGCATAAACGGACTTCCAACTTCCTTCGAGACTTGTGAGTTGCGTCCCTTGCAGTCCTGTCGACTTCGCCATCGTGGAGAATGCGCTGTCGACGGTCATTGCACTTTTAACTGCAAATGCGCCAATGGCGACAAGGGGCACAGTGACAGCGGCAGTCATTCCGGTTCCGACGCTGCTTAGTGTCGCGGCGTGGCTTTTAAGATTGCTCTCAAAGCCGCCTGCGTCCGACTCTGCCTGTTTGAACCCACTGCTCAAACCTGACATATCAGCGCCGATCTTGACAATTATGTCAGATCCTACCGAACCAATTGTCATTATTCGCCTCTTGCCTTCGCTGCTTTCTCGTCCTCAACTTCCCATGGCGGTTTGCCAGCTTCGCCCCAAACCGATTTGTCCGCCTTGTATATCACGACACCTTGTCCGACGACCATGCCGCCTTCGCCTGTGAGGTCAGTGCCACAACATAGTCGAGCGACTCGATTCGCTTCCTCCCACTCGGGAGACTCCGGCGAAGTCGTGTCAGGATCATGGCCCCACTGCTCGAGGAGTGACCTTGTCGTTTGAAGTAACAACTCCTCGGGAACGATGTCAACGGCCAACGGTTGCGGGGTGAACTGCGGCTCTTCATAATAGTGTTGCCGACTGACTCCCTTGCCCTTGATATAATCGAGATACCACGGGAGTATATCCTCAATTCGCATCGGCTCTTGCTTCTCATCCCAACGATTGACGTTGTGAAGGGTCGCATAGAGTTCCGCCCGTTTTATAGCTTCATGTCGTTCTCTATCCTGCCATCCAAGGAACATTTGCCGAAATTGATATGGCGTCAGCGCAAAGATCTCGTCGTATGAGAGATTCAGAACGCCGAGGCCAACTGAGAGTATCTCGTCCCATTTAAAGGAGCTCAGTTTTTTTCGTCTGCTTCCTCACCTTCCTCAAGACCTTCGACTTCGTCGAGCGGGTGCTGAAACTCATCACCGTCCTCTTTGACGTTGCCCGCGATCGTGCCTTCAAATGCAAGACCGATTGCTTCGCCTACCTTTTCGATGATGTATCCAAAGTCCTCAACATTGAGGATCTTGCCCGCGAGGGTCGTTGTCATCCCGCCGAACTGCGGTCGGAGTGCGAACGCTAAGAGCACTCGCATATCATGGAAGCTGACGTTCTCGGGATGTTCACCGCCGCTCTTGTTTAGAACTGCAAGCAACGATTCGTTCCCGCGGAACTGCAACTCCGCATCGGCCATCGCGTTATAATCTAACTTGAGGTAGACAGTCCGATGATCTTTCGGTTTAATCAATTTCGCCGCGATTGACTTATGGAAATCGACCGCGACCTCGCCTTTATGAGGATTCGCCATAACGATTCTTTATTATACTCCTTTAATCCCCGATCAACGGGGTCGACAATACTGCGATCTGAACGTTTGCCGTGTCGCCTGCGAAGTTGACAAGGACGCTATTTGCCGCAGGCGCTATCGAACCTACTGTTTGGTTATACCGGGACTTCTGAAACGGCCCGAGACTCTTAAATGTTGGCGTCACGTTGCCCGCTGCGAGCGAACCGATGACGTCGTGCTGCGGGGACTTATATCCTTGGCTGCAAGCCGTCCCGCATTGCGCGGTCACGGTCACAACTGAGGACGAAGTGCTCCGAACAAGCAACGCCTCACGGCCCGTATTGGGGAACGAGATCCCGTTCGCAAAGTCCGCCGCAATCAGCGTGTACCACGTCAGGTTTAATCCCGTTGTGGGGGGCTGTGGCGGAACGTGTGCTCCGGTGTCGACAATCGTCGATACTTGCGGAGTTATAATATTTGGATCTACCATCTTATTTCACTCCTTACACCGTCGGAACCTGTATGACCAAGACCTTGATGTTCGTTATCGAGTCGAATGCGACCGGGATTGAAGTCCCAAAGGCAGCGGGATCGAACGGCCCGTATGCCTTGGCGTCATTTGCCACGGTCGTCTCGAGGTTGTCGTGCTCGACTCCATAAGAACACTGACCCTCCGAGAACGTGACCGTGTGCGGTGATGCCGTGCCGTTGATATGCACAAAGAACTCGCGGCCAGTGTTGACGAACGAGTCTCCGGTCAGTCCTCCGGGCGTTTGCCCTGCGGCAAGCAACGCGGTCAGATCGAGCCCGGTAAGGCTCATCACTTGAGGCGTATAAACTGTCGCTGCCATTTTTCAACGCCTCCGATTACGCATATTGCAGGATTCCGCAGCCTGTCACGGTGAGGCTCAGTTTGGTCACGGCTCGGTTCGTTGCGTCGCTGTCCCACCCGATCGTCGAGTATCCGTAATAACCGACGGACGATCCGTTAGGCTTCCAAGATACACGCCGCATCTCGAGAGCGAGAGGCATGTTCCGCACTAGCATTTGACCGGGGTCAGTAAGGTTCCATTGACAATCAAGGGTCACTGACCAATCGTAACCGACCGCTATTGCCAACCCTGCCGCGCTGTCTTTGTTCGTTGCGTCGGCGGTTGCAGGTTTAACGCTCATCTTGGAGGTCGTTTCGCCCCCAATCGATACCCAAGACGAAGCTCCGCTTAGATTGGCGTCGACGTAGAACCTCGTCACCATTCCGTTCTCGAAGCTTGCCGGATAGCATGTAGGTACTGCCATCTTTCTATCACTTCCTTTGTTTATGTTCGACCTTTATTGCGACCGTGAGTTCCGACTTCCGAACTCCGACCTCTCTTGTGTTGTGTTCGTTGACTACGACCGCCGAAACGGTGAAGTTCCGAATCGCAAGAGGTTCTTTCATCAATGCTGCTCTCACCGCGTTCTTTAAGATCTCGAGCCTTGTCTTTGTCTCATAGCCTTTTGCTACGACACAAGTCATCCGCACCGTGAAAGTCCACGGCGGGAAGTCAGGCGGCGAGAACACTGTTTGCGGGATCATCGCCATTCCGAAATTATCTATTTCGACTTTCGGGAGTGTGTCCACATTGACATTAATTCCCTCATCTACGAGCCGGTTGCCGACCTCATAGTAAAGCGTCTCCATATCGCTCTGTGGCTCGGCCCGTTTCGCGTTCTCAGTATCTTTCTTTTTTGCCATGCAACGCACCTCCCGGTTTATCGCACCTGTTCAATCCTAAACTGTAACTCGATTTTAGATTGCTCGAGCTCCTCTTTGACACGCTTTGCGAGTCCTTCCTCTGCAAGCAGCCGTGTCTCCTCGGCTCCGAACCAAAACATGCCGATGTTAAAATCACAAGGCGGCGTGAAATTCAATTCGCCCGTGTTGTAAGCTGTTGATAACACCTGATAGACCACATTGAGGATCGATAGGTTGTCCATCGTTCCGCCATAGTCGGTGAACACATAGATCTCGATGATATAGTCATCAATGAACGCCTGTTTGGTCTCCTCGTTCGTCGCTGTGCAATCGCCAAGGCATACATACGGGAGCGGCATCCCTTTCGGGATCGTCTCGAATACCGGGACAACTGACGAGGCTCCGTTCTTGGTGAACTGAATCGTGCCGTTTAAGAGCGTGGCGAGCATTACCCGCAGTTCCCATTGCGCCGTCTTTTTAGCGATCAGCGTCATAGTGTCACCTGTCCGAGCGACTTGTTGATAACCGATGCAACCTCGCGCTCTGCCGGGAGTAGTACCGGGTCAATAAAGTCCTGTGCTCTTGTTCCGCGCTTTGAGATTGCCCGTGCGATTAGGAATGCGCTCTGTTGTGGTGAGACTCCGGCCATTGGATGCCGTGTCGCCCATCCTACCAGCGCGGCCGACGGCGGGAAGTGTGGTGCGGTTCCTTTGTCGACTGCCATCGTGTATGATGCACTTCCGCGGATCGTGATGACTGCAAGGTCGCCCGCGGCGAGCATTGGGTCAGAGTGAATCCCGGCCCGCAAGTTGCCTTGATCCTTCGGTGCTTTTGCGCGGAGTGCCGAGGCAATAACGACGCCGTATTTGTTTAGATCCGCCATTATCTTGATTCGGATCTTTGCCGGGGCCGCTGCAAACTTCGCTTGTAGTTCCGGCACGCCGCTGACCGAATAGGTCATCTTGCCCATGCCGCCTTGTTGCGTTGCGACCACTATTGATACGCCTCCGCCTGTGTTGTTTGCTCGACGCAACTGAGCAGATACCAAATGTGGCGATATTCGACGTCGGTGATACTGTGAATACGAGCATAGTGCGTGACGCCCTTCCAAACCCATGATACCTGCATATCTTCTTTGATCCTCGAATCATAGCGCACCTTGATCGAGTGCGTTATCCTCACGTTCTGTTCAAATGCGAGAATCGCATCCTGCGGCGTTGGTTGTTGGATCTCTGCATAAAGACCGTTCCCGTTGCCAACAAGATAATCCTCGAAGTCGGGCGGCGTGGCTCTCGCGGCGTCGACCGTGCCTTTTGGTTGTCGGATTCGAACCTTGTTGCGCTGTGCGACATAGTTGTTCGCAAGGCCCGGGTTTTGTACAGTCCAATTCATTTTAGGAAAAGGCATATCACACTCCGGTCAAATCGCCGACGCTGATCGCATAGTCATCCACTAAGTCGACTGCCTGCGTTGGCAACGTATAATCTAAGTTCTCTCGAGAGGCATACCATTGAGCGACGGTTATGCGGATTGCGTTTCTGATCTGAGCCGGAACATCTTTCGCGTTGTCGCCATATCCCGCGATAAATGTGATCTGATACCAACCGTGCAAGTAATACGGCCACCATGCGCCGTAATTCAAACGAATAAGCGCCGGTTCTAAGCCCGTATTAATGTTGTAGGTGCTCGGGATAACTGAATGTAAGACGCCCTCTTGATCGACGACCGATATGTCGAGCACTTGTTGGCACGGCGGTCGCCATATTGGGATCACCGGCGGGAACCCCTCATACGCCCATGTCGTGAGTCCTGCTTGCATCAACGGTTTAATCGTCGGCGTCATAATCATCTTGAGTGTTTGTGTGATGAATGCCCGGCCCGTGTAGTCACCGATCGCCTCTGTCGCTGCATAGATAAGATCCTCAACGAACACGATGTCCTCGATCATATCGGGATTCGTGCCGTCGATGTGGAGGAAGTTGAGCATCTCCGCCCGGGCGACGGGGAACTTCTCGGGCGGCGTGATCGTTTGGATATTACATCTCATGCTGTCTCCTCGAGAATCCGGTTCGGCTCAACGGTGAGGTAGCCGGTCGCCTCGATGCTCGTCGTCGTGACGCCCGCGACGGTGATCGTCATCTCCAATATATACTCATAGATGAACGCCGGAATTGTCATCTCCGATGCAGAGAATAAGACCGCGATCTGCCCTTTTGATGGCGTCCCGAATGCGAGACCCGACCCGAGTGTTTTTTGCAGCACGTCACCTGTTACATTGTGGTACGCCGTAAAGTTGAACGTCGCGGTGCTTATGTCGCGGGCGACTCCGTTGTCATCAGTTATGACGAAAAGAAGCTGGTCATCCGCGTCCTGATAAACCGTCTTGTTCGGGGACAGTGTGCCGCCCCACGTTAAAGGGTTCGGCGTATATATGAAACTACTTAGCACTACTTCGACCTGCGATAGTCCCGGGGGAAAATCCCCGCCGTTGAGTGTATTGCTTAGCATCAGCCGCACGAACATGCCATCCGTGTCTTTTGGTGACGTGCATGTAGTATCATTATAGTATGTCTTCTCAACATGGCCGGAGAGTCCGCCGTCTGCCTCCCATTTGACATACGAAGAGTCCCATGTCAGCGTGTGCGTCACGTTCGGCCCGGCAACATAAGGTCTCATTATTCTCCCGACCAAAGATGCGGGGTCGGTCGGCGAATTCTCCAGCCATGACATAGGTTCGGACGTAGGATCGCCCCATTGACATGGTTCGATACCAATCTCGCCACGGAACGGTTTTACATTTTCATCACAAACGTACATAGCAAACGCTAGATTTGGCATCCCCGGGGCAAATCCGGCGGCCGTTCCGAGTATCATCGCCGATATGTCCGTGGTCATTGTGCATTGAAACGTGCCATAGTGAACGGGTGCGGCGGATATTAGATCGACCCATGGCCAATACGGGCCGCCGGTAGAACTTCCCGTCGGGTCAAGTAATATAAACAGGTGAAGGGAGTCCGTTGTTGTATCGATATATGCTCCGCTGATCTGCTCCGTGTGCATCACCCAATCCATGCCGTTCCACGTAAACGGCACACTATACTCTACATTCTCAATTGCCACGGTTAGAACACCTGCCCGAATCTCCACCTGTCTGCGAGGAAGTTAGTTAACAACGTCGCCAGAGCCCCCCTGCAGACGCCATTGAACGATGCCATTCGCAAACCGTTGTCAGATATTATTGCGCTCATCTAATGGCTCCCGAATAAGTCCCCGTACGGCCCGTACGGTGCGACTTTAGCATCGTTTCCGATACATTCACACATGTTCGGGGCCACCGGATATACAAGCGGCTCATTGTTGGATGCTTCTACTACATTCTTGTATTCTGGATAGAAACAACCCTGATTTACGAGCGCATCGGTTATGTTTGAAACAACAATCGTTCCGGCGTCGCGCAGCGCGGCTATGTGGTCAATTATCGTCTCAAAATCAGCTGTCGCGTATATATAATCACCCGAAACGCCATCCTGTATATCGTGAAACGTCATGCAGTACCATTTTCCTTGCGCTGCAAATGTGTCTATCAACCCGTTCATGTAACTTGGCGAGTTCAACAAGCCGTCTACTTGGATTGAAGATATATTGTAAACATCCCCGAGGATTGCTATTGGTTGCACGTTCGCGGTGGGCCCGGGCGTCCCTTCACAGCACACCGATACCTTTTCAATTTCAGTATAAACAGCAGCGTTGGTCTTGTGATGTGGTGGTACAAAATAATTTCCGCTAAATTGACCACCTGAAAACACTTGAACCGCCGCTTTCCCGTGTTCGATGTCAGTTATTGCGGCAGCGATTGGCATCCCTATCAATCCATTTGAACCGCCAGCGGTTGCGTGAGACCATGTATGGTTTCCTAACTCCCAACCATTAGCGACAAGTTCACTTAGTTGCGGACTCGTCATATACCCCCCGATTGTTCCGGCGGGAGTTGAGTCCACAAATGAACCAATTATTGCACAAGTACCAACGATGCCTTTAGATTTCATATACGGGTATGCTTTGGTGTATTGCCCCTCTAAGCCATCATCGAACCAGATGGTCAGTCTCGCCGGCATTGTGTAAGTTTCAATCTTCCCAATTTTCAGCGTGCACGGCCCACTTATATCCACATAAAAGGTGACGGTGTTAACATTCGCCCAAGACGGTGAACCAACGACGGTTGCGGCATCGATGCCGGTCACGGAGTAGTACGTTTGATTTGCTATGGCGGTGCTTGGAAAGTAAGGGCTTATCTGTAGGTTAAAGTAGTTCGATTGGCTGTTATTGTATGAAAAACGCATGTCAATTCGAGCAACGTTTGCGGGAACGTCGGTGCGGATGCGACAAAGGAGTAGGTTGCCAAGGGAGAAGTTTGTGCCGTATGTTTTAGTGGGATAACTAATACTTGGTATGAACGAAGCGACGCCACCCCATGCCTCCCCAAGTGCTGCCGGTGCATTTACGTCGAACGCGCCTGTAGTGAAAGCCGACCAACCTGAAGCATCGTGCCAGTCTTCTATTACCGCGTAATTAGGGAGATTGGGTAAGTTCAATATCGCTTTTTGTCGCGCGAGAACTGGGTCAAACGGTGTTACATTAACATTAAACCCTGTTACCGCAGCCGTTGACATAGTTGGTGCGTTAAGACTCACTTCGCACGCATTAGTCCCGGGGTATGAAGTCGTAGTCATCCTTTCACTTAATCAACTTGCATATTTATTATTCCTAAAGATGGTTCTGTTAGGAGGATAACATTGTTCGTAACAGAATTTACTCCTAAATCCTGATATGTCAACAGCGGCTTGACGACGGTAGTTGTATCGGCAAGCGTTATCGTCGCGTTGATGTAGTAATACGCATACTGATACGGAAACGCAACGCCGCCGCCTATAGTCCACGTCGGGTTAGCCCCCGTTAAAAACTCCACTATGTACGGATACGCAGCCCCCGTTTGCGTATAGGTGTTGGAGAGCGTTACCGCTTGGCCGCCTGATGTATAGCCTGTCCCGGTAAAACCGACGCTTGCCTCATACGTTGCGGGTGTTAGGTCTGCCCACACCCTATGAGTCGGTGACGGTGTTAGCGTCGATTTAAACAATGCTACGTAAACTGCGTTAGACGGGCTGAATGTTTGCCCCGCAGTACTCCAATTTATAAAGCCTCGCATTGCATATTCTGGTAAGCAGTTTAGGTTATGCCCTGTCATTTTAACTCAACTCCTATGATGTATTGTTAATTGTCCACCCGCTGGGGGGTGAATTTAACGAACCGCCTGCGCCCGTCGCCCCGTACACCCTTAGTATCTTGCTAGTTAAGCCTGTGGGGAGTGTGGCAATCAAATCGTTAAGTTGCACGGTAGATAAACCTGTATATCCCACATCGAGTTGCGGTGTCGTAGCGCTGCTAAATACTGAAGATGCGCTGAACGTTGGTGCGGTTCCCAACTTCGTAAGTTTCGCTGCTGCTCCCTTCATACTAAGTGTCGTTACTTTTGTATTCGGGAGCGCGATTGCAGTAAGCATCTCACAGTTATCAAACATCGTGTCACACTGCGTTGATGCCGCCGTAGAGCCGAAGTTCGACAAGTTAGTTAGCGTAGATAACGAAAAGCACCCGGAGAACATAGACGTGGCAGTCGTAACAGCAGGCATATTCGGAAGTGCGAGTGATGCAAGCGAGTAGCAGTTGGAGAACATAGTTCCGGTTCCGATGAGCGCCCCATACGCAGCAGGTAAAAACGTAACACGGTTAAGCGACACGCAGTTGTTGAACATGCCCGTCGCCGTCGCGAGTGCCACCATCGTAGGGAGGGTGATTGATTGAAGTGACGTGCAGGTGGCGAACATGCTTAGCGTCATCGTGACAGCGGGCAGTGATGCGGGGAGTGTGACAGTTTGAAGCGATGCGCACGTGGAAAACATACTCGCTACGGTCTGGCATAGTGCCATCGTAGGAACCGTGACTGTTTGAAGGGAACTACAACCTTGAAACATCGAAGACGCACCAAGGAGTGCTGGAAGCGATGCCGGGAGCGTGACCGATTGGAGGTCGTAACAATACTCAAACATGCTAGTTGTGTACTGAAGCGCACTAAATGAGCCACTAAATACGCAACTCTGTAGCGACGGGCAGGTAACGTGCCCTGATGCGCCATAAAACCCCCCCAATGTGGTAGCGGAGTTTGCCGCTATCTGCGCGGCGAGGATGTGGTGATACTGGTTATTAGTGGATAAGTTGTGCATCACAACACCCCACGTCAGGAAGTGGCCAGTGTCAGGAGAGATTGTCACCTTCCAAACCGTATATCCTGTACACGCTGCGCCTGCGCCGATGCTATAGGTGTGTTGTGTTGTTGGAGCCGTCGCGCCACTTGCTAACCCTGACGTCGTTGTGCCGTCGCCCCACGTAATCGACCACGTTCCTGAGTTCGTCGTAGCGCTAAATGCATACGTGGCTTCCCCTAAGTCGCTTACTACCAGCTCAATATTACCTGCCGCACAATCCGTAATAGTCGGCCAACACGTCGGCCATGTCCAGCCCCCACCTGCCGGAGCAACGGTAGGACATATACGCGCCCCAAATCCCTGTGTTTTCATTTATGCCCTCGCAATCCAATTCACCATTGGAGTCGTGTCTGAAGTTGAACTCTTAATGAAAATCTTGTTAACGTTTGAAACGGCAATCGTATAATCGCGTCCCGCCACTAATTCCATATAGCATGTTGATGGCGAGGTGCCAAAAAGAACCGTGACTGTGTTTGCCACCGGTGCTTGGATTGTTACCTCTGAACATGTTTGTGTCGTCATCGCCGCACCGTTTGTTGTAGCTGA